TTTAGCTTGGTCCCCCAAGTATCAGCAGAAGCGCCGACTTCGGGCTTGGTTAGACCAAGGTTTGTGGTGGTTGTATCAGCCATCTTTTACCTCATGCAGCTTCCTGCCATATTTCTGCTGTATCAGAAATTGCAGTCCATGTCTTGTTAGTAATTGCAGATTGTGTCCAAGTCTCAGAGACAACTGCAACGGGTGTCCAAGTCTCGCTTGTATCAGCTTGCGGTGTCCATGTTTCAGGCGTTACTGGAACAGGCTCCCACTTCTTAACAGCGTTACAAGTTAGCGTTGATGTCGCAGTTACCGCTGCGCTGTCCGTAAATCTAATGCCAGCAGCGATAGCAACAGCCGAAGTCGCAGTTAGAAGTGCGCCAGCGGAGTTAACCATCACTCCAGAGGCCGTCAGATCGCTCGTAGACGCAATCTCAATGGTTGTCTGGGCATAACGCACACCAACAGCCGTAACGGCGCTGAGAGCGTTTATTTCAGCCGCCGCAAAGACGATGCGGTTAGCGTTAGCTGTGAACGTCGAGACAGCGTTAATCTCAGCAGCCGCAAAGGTCGTGCGGGTTGCCGTAGCTGTAACGTCACTGGTTGCGTCAATAACAGCAGCGCCAGGGATGGTCTTCTGGCCTACAGCCGTGACTGTAGACGTTGCATCAATCGCAGATGCGCCAAGCACCACACGGACAGCGGATGCCGTTACATCGCTAGTTCCCACAATTGTGGTAGCGCCATTGGCGTAGCGAATAGCAGAGGCGGTTACGTCACTTGTAGCCGCAATGGCAGCCGAGGCATCAACAATCCTGTCGCCTGACGCAGATACGGCAGAGGACGCAGTGATTAACGCTGCGCCCTCGATTGCGTCTTCGCCGTAGCTTCCACGACCATATAGGCCGCTTCCGTAGCCGGACGGAGCGCCTGCGGGGTAAGCCCCTGCCCCGTAATTTCCGCTACCATAGAAGCCCATGTATTAGTCCAGTGTGATGTCGAGATCGCCTGCCGGAATACGGAACACATCGCCGCTGGAAATGGTCTTCGATGTTGTCAACGCACCAGAAGCGAGAAGGTTCCCACCAGACAACGCATCGCTCACACCAACATAGGTCACAGTTCCCCATGAGCCTGTGGCAGTCGGAAACTCGATGGCAGCCGTGTTAGCAGCAGCGTTGTTGGTAATCGTGAAAGCAGCCGATTGACGAGCATATGAGCCGCCAGAGACTTCCGTTCCCGTGTTTCCTTCGCCGGGATCAGACGTATAGAGGCCAACATACAGCGTAGCTGGTGCGGTGTAAGATGTGCCGCCAAAAACGTGCAGCATCACCTTGTTTTCGAGGTAATTGGAGAACGACATTTATAGCTCCTTAGCCAAAAGACCGAATACGCGGTGTTAATTTGCTGCTGCCCACTCTAGCACGTTCGTCGGCAACTTTCATGTCATTAACAAGCGTCTGATAAAGCCCAGCCCATACGCCAGTGCGCTCATCTTCCTTCAAATAAGGCGCAGACTGCACCAGAGTAGCGTAAAGATATACGTCTGGAGCCTCTGTAAGCAGCCAATTGGTAGGTGCAGCGTCACTCAGGGCAGGGATTTTGGCGTAATACGTCAATTCACCCGTGTAAGAGCTATCTGGAGACGGCAAAACCTGAAACTGCTGGCCTACCATCGTGTAAAACATGGGCTGGCCGGACGTAATGTAGACTTGGCTGTCTTCTGTAAGCTGTTCTGGTGTCAAATAGACCAGCGGAGTGATGGGGTTCGTGTTCAACTGGAAGCGAATGTTCTCCAGCCAATCGCTCGGAACAGCAAAATACGGCGTATCCAGAGTTGCATCAGACCGCGTAACCATCTTGCGGTGGCGGATTTGCCTGTTCATCTGCGCTTCAGCGAGTGCGATGAAGTTAGGGATGGCAGCAGTAAGGTCTGAGCGGTTCAACCAGTCCGCTACCGCTGTCTTCAACTCTGAATAGGTCGTAATAGCCATTAAATCGTTCCCGGCCTTGTGCGGAATGCTCTGTTGTCAGGGTCATTCAGCCATTTAGCGAGTGCCTTCTGGTCCTGTAAGATACCTTGGCGCTCAAGCTCGTAATACACTGAAAGCGGAATGGAGCCAACCTTAGTCCATTCTCCCCAACGCTCTGGTGCGTTGTTAAACTCTTGCTTGTTGGCTTCAATGATGCCGGAAACGTCCTGCGTCTTCTGGATGACAGCTTCATCCTTGTCAGCATCATAGTGGAATTTCGTAACGATGCCCGTTGTGGCGCTATCGTCAGAGATAATCTTGTCTGTCATTGTCCCTCCAAAGAGTTAGGGGAGAGGCCGAAACCCCTCCCCAGCCCCCAACTTACGAAGTCGTAAGGTCGGCAACGATGCCGTGTGCAGCCTGGTTCGAAACCTTCAGGCCATACTCGACGAGCATCAGGCGCTTCTCAGCGTCACCCGTCTTGGCGAGTTCGGTCTGCTGTATCGGACGCAGGATGGCGAGCGATGCATACTCAGGATCGACCACGAAAGCGTCACGAGCGCGCTGGAAGCGGTTCGGAACGATGTTCACAGTGCCGAAGTCCGACACATAAACGTCAGCCGCGCCGATGATCTGAGCCTGCTGGCCTGCCGGAACGTCACGGAACTTCGTGGCGATGCCGGAGAATGCCGAAGCAGCCTGCTTGTTGAACGCGCCAACCATGAGCATCTTCGGAGTGCCGCCAGAAGTCCAGACTTCAGCGATGACGTTCTTCAGCAGCGTTTCGGTGAAGGCACGCTGAGTGCCGTCCGTGCGGGCAGCAGTCGGGGTCGAGCCAACAGTCGGGTCAGCACCACCCGTGCCGAAGTCGGTGTTCGAGGTCAACCAAGCGGGCAGACCAGCCGTGCGACGAGCAGTCGTGGTGTTACCAGCAACAGCAGCCTGGTTAGCAAGCAGCGAGCTTTCCATGTCACGCTTCAGAGCAGCGCCCATCTTGGCAAGCTGATAGGTCAGTTCCGAACGACGACCAGCCTTGTCAACGCTTTCGAGCGTGCCGGAGATGATGACATCCTTGCGGCTGATCTGCGTGTAGTTACCAACACGAGCGGTCGGCGTAACAGCGGAGAACGACGAAATGTCGTCACCTTCCAGAGCAGCGTTCGACGAGGAAGCAGCGTCCAGAGCGTCCGTCTGCCATTCGAAGTAGGTGTTCTTCACGTTCTCGCGGGAAATGTTCGAGATGAACGGAGTTTCTTCCGGCGAGATGTTGTAAATGACGTTCGACAGGTCTTCACGGATACCGATAGCCGAGTAACGGGTGAAGGTATTAGTAACAATAGCCATAACTAAGTCCTTAGGTTAAATGAGTTGTTCCAAAAGAGCAGCCGCGTCAGAAACACGACCACTACGCGCAAGGCGCTGAGAAGCCCTCTTTACCTCGGTTGAACGACCATTGACCTGTGAACCACTGCTGCCGGGCTTAATCGTCTTAGCGGCCTTTTTAGGGGCTACCTTGGACTGTTGGACTTTAGTCCTACCCTTATCATACAGCATGGCTTTGCGGAGGAGTGCAACGTGACTTGCTTGGCGTAGACCTTCAACGTCTTGTTCGGTCAACCCCTGGGCCAATGCCCACTCACGAAGTTCCTTTGCCTCTCGAACCATCGTTTCCTGATTGCTCCACTCTGGGATGACATCAGGCAACTTGGCACGTTCAGCTTCCACAAAAGCCTGAATGGCTCGTGCTTGGTCTGTAGCTGCCTCCTGTGCGAGACGTTGCTGTTCAGCCTGAATGGCCTGCAAGCGATACGTTTGCTCTTCACGGGATTTACGCCACTGCCGTTCTAACCGCGCCGCCTCAATGGGGTCTTCGTTATAAAGAGTGTCCCAATCAGGCTCTGCACTGGCTTGCTGCATCAGTTGCTGCTGGAGCAAAGGCAGAAGTTCAGCGTATTGAGCGCGTTCTTGACGGATGGTTTCTGCTTCCGACTGAAACGCTTTGCGTTCTTCAGCGAGAGCTTGTGCCTTCCGTGTGTAATCTGAAGTCCGAGAATAGCCATTCCGAAGCTCTGCTAGGGTGACTTCCACTTCTTCACCGTCAACTTTTACCTTGACTGTGACATCATCAGGAAGTTCCTGCGAGACAACTTCTTCCTCGCTATCTTCTTCATCCAGTTCGGCTTCTTCGTCATACTCGCCTTCGCCATCTTCCTCTTCTGAGGTATCAAGCTCGTCTTCGTATTCCGCTTCCGCCTCACCCATTTCTGGGTCTAGCGCCTCAGCTTCGCCTTGGTTGTCCTCTTCAGGGCCTAGCAGTTTGCTGATGGCTAAGGTTGCTTCGTGGAGGCCGATCCCGAGATCGGGGTTGCCGACTTGTTCCGTCATATATCACCTTTTTCAATAAATGTTAATTCCTTGAGGCAAGCACTCCTGCATCAAGGGTTGCCTGTAGGCGTGCTTTCAAACGCTCAAGTCCTTTAAGCGTGTGAAATAGGTCGGCGCGCTGCTGATGGTCATGCAAAGCAGTCGTGCGCCATTCAGTGTAAATGTCAGCCTCTACTTGTGCAAAAGCCTCCAGAAGAACGTGGTCTTCTAAGAGGCGCTTTGCGTGGGCCGCATCGTCGATGATTTTCTGAGTGTCCATTAGATGAGAGGCCGATATTGCTGAATTGCAGTGTTGTAAATGTTCTGCATTTGCTGAATGTCAGGCGTTTGTGACAGAAGGTTCTGACGAAGCTGGCCTTGGATATTTCGCGCCTGGTCAACATTCAGAAGACCCTGAGAGACTTGCGCGCCCAACTGCTTATACAGGTCATTGATATACCGATTTGGGTCGGTAATCGCCTGTTCAGGCGCAGTATATGTAAACGGCTGCATTGGCGCAGGCTGTGGCTCAACAGGGCGTTGAGTTCCAGTAGGCTGCAGGAAGTCGGAAATTTGTGGCATTGGGACTGCCGCTTGCAAAGACGCAAGCGTAGCGCCGGGTGCTGATGCGGCAGTTTCTAGGCGCGACTGATACTGCTGCGCTACATCCGGCGTAATAATGCCCTTTGCTGCATAATTCCCCAGAACGTCATTGACGGACTTGAAGTAATCAAAAAACTCGCCAGAGCGCATATTCTCATAGCGGTCCTGAAGCTGGTCAAGTCGCTCCTGCGTCATTCCTGTGTTCTCAGGAGTTGCACGGCCAAGGTTGCCGCCAATCTGCGGTCCAGTTCCAGCAGTTCCAGCGCCCTCATTCAAAGTCAGATTTACCCCGCCAGCCGCGCTATCAAGCAAACTTGTTGTCGTTGCTGCCGGAGTTGTTGCCGCTGGGGCTGCAGCCTGAGTTGCCGTTTGTGCAGCAGTTGTGGCCGCCGGAGGCGTATATGTGTTAAGCGCCTGCCCACCAGAGAAGAACAACGCCTCTGGGCCAAAGCCATAACGCTCATAATCCGTGATATTGGGATTAATCTGCGTGCGTGGCGTGAAGTTAGGCATAGCACCTAGAGCAGAAACATATGGCGTTCCTGTGCCAGCGCCGCCGCCAGAGCCGCCACCAAATAGACTGTTAAGTCCAGATAGCCCAAGGCTTCCTAGTGTCGCGAGTTGCGTTGCGCTTAATCCAGTGCCAAGAATACCACCAGCACCAGCGCCAGCATTAATTGCGGCAAGTTCTTCTGGGGTGAGGCTTGTTCGTGTTGCCGCTTGTTCAGCAGCAGTAGTTGTTGCGCCAGCGGCATTTGCGGCAGCTGCGGCAGCAACAGCGGCAGGAGTAAGAAATTCGCTTGGAAGAAGATTTGTTGGCTGCGTCTGAGCAGTTAGGGTTAAATCCTCTGCCGGATTTGGTGCTGGAGTAGTTGATGTGGCTGCAGGCGTGGTTGAGGTCGCTGCGGCAGTAGTTGCTGCAGTAGCGGCAGGCACAATCGCAGGAACCGCAGAACCAGTTTGTTGCGCTGTTAAAACCAACTCTGGACCAGTTGTTGTGGCCGGGGGCATCGTATTTGCAGCATTTGCTGCAGGCGTTGCTCCGGCTGTGGTTCCAGCACTGCTAGATAATGCGGCAGCAGCACCACCAGTTGCCACAAGTGCAGCAGCTTGAGCAGCGGTAAATCCTTTTGCCATCAGCGCGGTAATAACCAAGTCAGATGAGGCGGCAGCAGCAACTGGAGCGGCAGCGGCAACTGTAGCAGCAGGGGCCAATCCAGCAGCCCCAGCGGCAGTGCCAGCACCGGCAGCACCCGTTGCGCCAGTTGTTCCAGCAGCACCAGCCCCACCTAATCCACCAGCCTGAAGAAGCCCAGCGCCTGTTGTGGCAAGCATACCGGCTGCAATCATCTTCATGAAGGTATCCATGACGACATTTGGCTCGTCTGTAAAAACAGGCGACCAAGCACCAGTCTGGTTGCTCTCGATTGCCAAGTCGGCCTTTTTGCCACCAGATGCGGACAGCGCGTTACTCTGTTGAATGAGCGCCTTAATTTCTTCTGGTGTATTGGCCGTTGTCGTCTGACCAGTGTTCTTATCAACCAAGCGATATGAAACACCCGGCGTGGGGGCAAATTGCATACGCTCGTTAGCAAGGTTGTTGCCAACGCTTGCGCTGCCGATCAGAGAGTATACTGGGACATACGGGTTTTCGATGCCCAACTTAGAGAAAATGCCCTGCGTAGTGCCGGGGATAATGTCAGCGCCACCATAAAGCTGCGTGTATTGGTCAGAAAGCCCGGTAGCTTGGGCGGCAGCCAATGCACGAGCCTGATCCGCCTGCGCCTTCTGGTATTGTGCTTGGAATGCTCCAAGGTCGAAATTGCGCATAGCTTCAATGTCTGCCGCGCTCAAGCCAGATGCCAGAAGTTCCTCGTCAGTCATTACATCATCCCCTGTTCTTGGGCGGCCATCTGCTCTTGCATCAACTGGTCAACAAGCTGCTGTTCCTGTGCGGCTTGGGCTTGCTGCTGTGCGGCAACCATAGCTTTCTGGACATTGCCTTGCTGGCGTAGAAGTTCGCGGTCACGCTGCATCAGTGCTTCGATGTTAGCCGTATTTACAGCCGTGCCATACTTAGCTTCAATCTCAGCAGCCTTAATCATGACTTCCGCGTCAATCTTATCGCGTTCGCGGTCATCCTTCAGCAGCATCTCTTCACGCTGAAGCTCAAGCTCTGCGGCCTTCTTCTGGATGTCAGCCTGGATGCTCTGAGCCTGAACCTGTGCCAAGATTTGCTCTGGGCTTGGTGGAGGCGGTGTCGGAGCGGGCGGCTGGAAGTTCTGCGGATCGGTGAAGAACTGCGTAACGTCCTTAAATCCTGCAACAGACAGCATCTGCTCAAGCGTGTTGTAGTAGCTCTTCAAATCAACCAGCGGGTTGTTCATTGGGCCAAGTTGCTGCAACAGCATCTCTTGCTTCTGAGCGATGACGTTCAGGAAGGCCATCTTTTGTTGGTCTGAGCCAGTGCCAAGCGCCACATTCACCACAACGTCCATGTTTGCGTCCCAGACACGCGGGTCGATGGGAACGAACTGATTGCGCAGGCGGACGATACGTGGCTTGTCTTGGTTCTTCACCAACAGCTTCAGCGCCTTCTGCATGAGCGTCTTAAAGCCAGTCTCGGCAAAGATGCGGCAGATAAGCTCGATGTGCTGCTGAGAGGCCGTTACAGCGGCGTTTACAGCCGTTGCAGTGCCATTCGTCAAAGCATTGGGGTCAAGGCCAGCAGATGCCTTCGTGATGCCTGTGCGGCTCTCCTTAACCTCATCCATGTATTGCAGCATGGGGAATGCGGCCTGAGACACGTTTGGCGTAACGAACGGCTGCACAGCGCCTTGCGACTTCATGCGGATGATGCCACCAACTTCGGTGTTCAGAACATCTTCAATTGATGCCTGGCCTTCAACCACACCCATACGCGGATAGATGGACTGAGCCAAGCTATCCAGCGTGTTGCGCATGATTGACGACTTGATGCGCTGAATGTCCATCACAACGTCAGCAACGGACATACCGAAGAACGTGTGAGGCTCTGGATCGGGGCAGAAGTCAAAGAAGGGATGGTCGTCTACGGCTTCCTGATGGAGAACCTTGTAGGCGTTACCACCAACGCAGACCTTGCGAAGCTCGGCAATACCGTCTCCGTCCATGTCAACGTAAAGATAGCCCTCAATGTAGAGAACCTTCTTAGCTGATACGTCAGTCCGGCCAGCGCCAAGGATGGTTGCCTGCGGGTTGCGGTCAAACGTCTCTTGGTTGCCTTCGAAGTCGTCCTGCGTCTCATAGCCTAGGTTTTCAACTTCGTCCTGCTCATAGCCCATAGCCACAAGCTCAGAGACAGTCATGTAACGACGATGGCCGATAAACTCGAAGTCGTTGATAGACTTGGCGCGGCGGTCAATCAGAAGCTCTTCAGGAGGCAGCGCAGCAACGTTCAGGCGACCTTCCTTCTCCTTGCGGACAACTGTTGCGCTGTAGGTCGGCATCTGGACAACCGTAGCGATGCCTTCTGGGGTCATCATCTCAGTTTCAGAATACTCAACCTCAACCTCACGAAGCTCAACTTCGGGGTCGGACATGAGAACCATGTAAGCGTTCTCGTCGATGCCCTCAATTTCGTAGGTCTTTACGTCTTCCTTCTCGTCCCACCAGACCTTGCCGAAGCCGTTCTTGCGGATCAGAGCGTCCTTGAACATCGCATAAGCGTGCGTGAACAGGCTGTTATCGCGTGTCAAACAGTAGTTGACATAGTCAGTGGCTTGCTCGGCAGCCTCAATGTCTTCAGCGCGGTTCGGAGCGTATTCCACCACGTTAGACGAGCC